CATGTACTTTAAGTTTATGATACCAGGATGCCAAGCATCAGTAAAGATAAAGTGATCGCCGGGATGAACGGATCCGTTACAAAATAACCGACCCATCTGCTCAACTTGACTAGCTTTGTAAATATTAGTCCCGCCAAAGTTAAGAAACGCTCCTGGAGTGGTAGCACTAGGTATGTCCATAGGACCAGAGATAATTTGAACATTGTGACCTGCCTTTGTAAGTAACTCCGGTACATGAGTCTTCCATTGACCTGTGTACCGGGTGTCTACTGCTTCTAAATCAACCAGAAAAACAGTCATTAGCTTTCTTGTCTGTTATATTGCGGGCGTGGATTTTTACCCAAGTAAGGCTTACGTTCACCAGTCCACGGCTTGCGTGGGCGTGTGCTACGTTCATACGATTGCCAAACCTTTGAGCCTCTATTATATAGATCTGCCTCGTTAAACGGCAACATCTCAATGCGACAAAAATCTAACAATTTTTCAAGATCGTCAAAGATCCGAACAACGTCAGGACGGTTTTCAAAGTATGCGTAGTCTTTGTAATTCTTAGCCATAATAGCCTCTTTTAATATTTAATGAATGAACCATTCTCAGAGTCTTCTGAGACCTCAATCCAAACCTCACGGCCTGGATACTTATTGGAGATAGTGTCATATAAATCACCTGACATCATCTCACAACTCTTGTAGTCTAGTTGGAGTGTACCTTCTGCGTACAGTTTTTCCAACCAGCGTTTAAACTGAATAAACTCAATATCGCGATCGTCGTGTGTAACGCTAATCCATACTTTAAAATGGAACGTATGACGATGCGGATACCCTAGGAAACTTACATCATATTCATCTCCTGTAGCTAATGCTGGATCTGTCAGCGCCGCCGGATATTTATGAATACCTTCTTTTTGGAATGTAACCCAGATCATTTTATTAGGTCGAATGTCTTGTTTAATATTCATTTTATAATTTCATCGTTGTTATATTGTGACCAGTCAGTAAACTTACTGCGATCTTTAAGATCGTGTAGACTGTGTGTCCACACTCCGGGATTAGTTGCTTTAAAATCTTTGTCATCTATTTTAAGCATTGTATTATAATTCCACAATTTAATATATGGAATTGGTACACGTATTTGCGGAATAAACTTGTCGTGATCATTTAATCCGCCATCGTTGAATTCTTCAACAGCACTAAGCGGAATATCTAAACTACACCAAAAATCTCTTTTTAGAAAATATGTAATCATATCTTCCCAAGATTTCCATTCATCGGCATTATTGTATGCCGGATTAAAACTATGATTAGCACCAAAAAAGATATGTTCAATGTGCTGATTAGTTAATGTACTCCAAATTTCTTCTACTGGCTGTACTCCAGTAACAAACAGAGTTTTTTTACCGTAGGCAGGGGTATGTTCAATCTCGTTACCAATAAAATATGTAATATTGTTAGCAGGACCAGTTGCGTAATCACGTTTCATTCTTCTTGCCTTCTTCGTATTGTTTAAAGAGTCTAGACACATCTTCCATTCGTTCGGCAAATATATCAGCACTTGTCTGTGACACTTTTTTCATATCGTATTCGCTAGGATAATGACGTAAACAATGTCGAGCGCCGTCTTTAATTGTTTTAGGAACTCGGGGAGTAGAAAGTATCAATTTTAAAAATCTTTCTGTTTGTAATACTGCTCGGTAGCGTTCGTCTGGTAATGTCATTTCTTTTAACACTTTTTCGTGATCTAATTTTACGTAAGTCCAGTCTTGATTATCAAGATTCATTTTATTTCTATTTCAAGATCGGTAAGTGCGGATTCGTCGAATTCGATTTCGTTAACTGATTGTACTACATCAGGGGTTACTTCGTCAAAGAGATTGGCAAAGTGTGTACTGGCATTAACAGTTTTCTTACCGCTAGCACCACGAGTACCAATAATATCCATCCAATACTTGTTGTATTCTTCAACTAACTGATCTGCCTTTCCGCGATCGCTTGTTTCAAAAATAGCATTAACAATATCTTTAAAGAACATGTGTTCGTATTGTTTGGAAGATTTTGTATTGGCATCAAGCACACTCATCATAGCTGGCATCTTGCCAGCATCGTATTGCCGATTGGCTTCTTGAACCGCATTAACGTGCATCCAAACATTATGCCCCATCATAACAGCATAGCTGAATGAGTCCCAACTTGTTTTGTTACTAACTTTCCCTAACTTATTAAGGTCCGGAGTTTTAATCCAATCGGCTGGATTCATCGGATCTGGAGTTGTAACACCCGGTTTAGGAATGCCTGCTGCATAGATACAAATTTCTTTCATAGTAACTTGATCTATAATTGGACTTGATTCAAACAGTTTAAAAATGTTGTCTTGTATTACAGCGTCTTTGAACAATCTTGTGTCTTGGGCGTATTTTTTGTCGTCTGCAGAAGACTGCATACGGTAGACCCATTTCTTCCTGTCTTCGGTTTCTGTGTTAATATAGATTTGTCCGTTTGCGGTTGCGAGGAACGGACTTGCGCAGTCAAAAGAGATGGTAAATTGCTCATTATGATATTTCCTTACAGCACGTTGAATGTCAGTGAGCAAAACAGCCCACTCCAATTTTGAGGTACCTAAGAAGTGCATCCAATCTTGTTCGCCCTTCTCAAGCAGTCCATCAAATCTTAATGCCACAAGGCGCTTTAGCACCAAGTGTACGTCACACATATTCTGTCCACCCATACCCCAACCGTTAAAGTGACGGTCACCGTATTGTTTGGGGTCGCAGTATTTTTTCATCCTCTGATACCAATCTTCGGCATCAGCATGGTTTTCACCTTGTAGAACGTTTAAGAACTTGCAGTTGCCGTTACGATTATTAACAAAGTAGTCATTATTGATATAAGTGCCTTGTACAGCTTCCATATATGTACTAATGCCAGTTGCTGCCACACCTGCTGGACTACGAGCAACCCAAGCTGGTATATCAAGACCCATACCGTAGTCCATAAGCGTGTCCATCCAAGTAAGAACTTGGCTACGCTTCTTCATAGCTTTTGGACAATTAGGATCTTTCCAATCAGCAGGCCAGACACCTTTACCAATCTGGAAACCACCTGAATCGCCTAACACCCAACTTGTGCCTCTATTACGATTACGAAACATATCTTCGCTTTCGTCTTGTTTATTTAAATCAAGATTAGCATGGCCCGCGGAGTATAGACAATGGTCGTAGTAAAATGCGCCTTTGTCCGGATCAAGATAGTTTAGGCTTTCAACACCATTTGCAAAACTAGCTGGAATACGAGCAGGATCTACGTAGTTACTATAGCGTTGTTTGCCTATGAACGTTGAGTAGAATCCTGACGTAGCCGGCAAGAAGTACGCATAGTCATTCTGTGTTGCTGTCAGGTTTTTATTCATTACTTACTTTGTGCTGGTAGAATGTAGTTGTACTCGGCAAGCCCGCTGTCAACTGTAATCTGTAATGCGCCTTGATCAGTAATCTTCATAGTAATGTCACCACTTAAATTCAAGATGCTCATCATTTGATTAACGGGCCATGACCATGATTGTTTTAATTTACCAGTAATACCTGCTTGGAAAATAAATGATCCAGCGTGTGTGCTAGCATCACCGAAACTAAACACAAGGTTATCATCTTTAGTTGTTATTTGAAATACCGTTTCCTCAGTATGTGCTTGTGCTTGAAATTTCAAACGTTGAATACTTGATACGCTTGGTTGAAATTCGATATCCCACGAAGACCCTTTATATTTTACAGACTTAAGACGTTCGTTAATAATGTCTTGGTTCATAAAACGGTAGTCGTTTTCAAAGTCGTTAGCTGCATTAACAAAATGTAAACCTGTTGGAATAGTTTCACCGTTGCGTTCTTGTTTAACTACGCTAATCTTTGCGTTCTCTTTATACTCCGGACACTTTAAGTGAATGTCTAACTTGTTTAAGTTAGGCATACCAAATGTGCCTTCAAGATCGCCAACTGGTTTATGTGTCTTAGCATTAACAATAACTGAACGATCTTCAGCCATTGATTCAATTTTTGTTTCTGTGTCAGTAGCACTAATTTTCACTAACGGCAAAAAGCCAAGTGAGTGTGTATGCGCTACTAGGTCTTGTAAAAAGTCTTTCATATTGATTCTCCGTATTATCTATTATATTTAGGTTTGTGACAAAAGTCAAGCATTTTTTCGTATTTGATGATTGTATTTCACCGTTTCTTCAACTAAACTAATTGGCGACCCAATTGTATTAGCCCATTGTATAAATGCTGTCGTGTCCTTGGGGAAACAATGACCTCCCCAACCACGTTCTCCATCTGGTCCCGGAACTATAGTGTGTCCAGAACCGATTCGTTGATCGTTAGCCAATATATGTCTAACAATATCATAGTCCATTCCTGTCTTTTCACAAATATCGTTTACTTGATTAAAGAAGCTTGTTTTAAGAGCAAGGAATGAATTAGTTGAGTACTTGACTAAACATGCTTCTTTAGCAGTACAGTTTAACACTAGTTTACAATTGGGCAAAGTTGTTTGAAACAGTTCTTGCCAAAAACATTCAGGATCTTCTCCGCCTAACACAACATACTTTTGATTTAAGAAATCTTCATTAGCACTTCTTGCCCTTAAAAATTCTGGACTGTAGGTTATAGCAAGATGATGATATACTGCTTCAAAGGCGTCAGTGATATTAGGAGTTACTGTGCTCTTAATCAATACTGGCATAAAAATTGGCACTTGATCAAGAACGTTGGCAACAATACTAGCATCATTGACGCCATCTTCAGTAGTTGGTGTAGGTACACAGATGATTAATCCGTCAGCATCGTGATGATCACTTATTTTATTTTCATTGTATTGTGGATCAACAACAATGATTTCGTGTTGATTTTTAAAAGCATTAGACACTGCTTTACCAACAAATCCAAATCCAGCAATAATTATTTTCATATTAGAACTCAAATAAACTGTTAAATGTATTTTTTTCTTCGGTGCTAGTAACGTCCCACTTCAGAACACCGATCAAGTTATCTAACTTGTTATCAATAATTGTTTGTTCCATTTCAGCATGATCAAATGGCAAATCTTTAAACCATTGTGGTAGTCTAAGTTCGTCAACCGGGTACGCAACACTAGTATATCCAAGTGGATTTTGTTTAAGTTTACAAACAATAACTTTAGCACCGTCCGTGATAGACATCGAGTACTTGTCGTTAAACATACGTTTCAACGTGTTCCAGTTGATACTAGCACGAACGTGCCCCGGCATGTTAGCTTTACCTGCTTTGGCTTCTTTAGCTTGATATTCGGTAATCTTATTAGCACGTTTAGGGCTACCTTTTTCCCATCCTGGTCTACTTTTGAAGCGTAATCTAAATTCACTAATATGTGCTAGTACATCTGCTTCGGTGGCACCTGTTAAAACCTTTTCAAGTACATCACTTAAAAAGTCTTGAATAAATTCTGGCGTATCACTACGCTTCAAGTCTAAGCCCATGGCCTTGATCTTACCAGGTTTACCATCTACGTCTGCCCGTTTGCCTTCCTTATCATAGTAAAGCACCGCATAACGCTTTTTAGTAATAAACAAACTTTTACTGCCAACAATTTCACGACCTGCTTTAATAACTTCACCACGGGTCTTTGGACAGTGAAACGCATCTAACATAAATTGCGGAAAGGTAGTGTTGACTTCTTCACCGATCTGGTCGTATAACTGAATAACAGTTTCTTTAGTCCAGGGTATAAGACCTTTGTCGATATCTTTTTGTAATGTTTTATAAGCACTAAAGTAACACGAGTCAGTATCACCGTAAATAATAGCTTTACCTGTATGATTGTATTCGCCTGCGATAATCTCATTTACCTTACTTGCCATGTGGTGTGCGATAGCACGGCCAGTAAGAGTGGTAGATTGACCGATGCGTTTATCAAAAAAGCGACAGCCAGGATTAAGAATGGCGCCGTACAGCGAATTAAGGTTAATCTTCTTAACCAATTGTCGCTTGTCCCAGTATTCCTCTTCAATTTTATTGCCAGCATTGATTGCCTCCTTCAGTTTAGCTTGCATTTCTTTTCGCTCGCTATACCACCGTTTTAACAATCCGGGAATAATACCTTCATTTTCATAAGTGAAAATAGTACCGTTAGCACTAAGCATCCAAGGTTGGTTGCTTTCAAAGATTAAACGATATACTTCTGCGGCACTTAACACATCGCTATCACCATTCTCCCAGTCAATAGTAATTTCAGTACCAATCTCTTGCCCCATTACAGAAGTGTATTCTACACTACCAAACATACCTTCCCATGCTGCCGCAAAGGACTTACCTTTAGCAGTTTGATTATCAATGTATTCTTGTGTTTTAGTTTGTCGTAATTGTCCGATAATAGTTTCCGGACCCATATTAAGTGCTCTAATTGCGCTTGGATACAGACTGTTAATATCTAATGATCCGACCCAGTCTTGAATACCTTCTTTAGGATAAGCAACATACGCACCAGCGGCACCTTCGTTATCTTCACGCTCTTCCATTTTAGTACGATTAGGAACTTGGAAGCCTCTACGATGACATTCGTTGATAATTGCCTGCTCAGTTACAGCAACAGCACCCATTGTAGTCTGTAGCAATACAGTACATTCATGTGCTAGTGTGTTGGCAAGATCCATAAACTTGAGTTTTTTATCAAGATCATCTAGTAGTTGACAGTCATTAATGTTATATTCTACAAATGTACGGAAGTCGTTGTTGTACAATTGATCTAATGTGCCTTCGTATTGTGTTTTACGCTGACCTAATTCGTATTCAGCAATCGCATCTAGTCGATATGTATGGCGCTCTTCATATGTGTATTTGCGATACAGTTCAAGACTATCTAAGTGTACACGACCGATAAAGTCATACGTTACTGCTTGACGCCCATATTTTTCGTATTCTCTACGTTTAGGGAATTGATTAAACATACAAAAGCGTCTAGTATCTTCTTTACTAAGAACCTTAGTTACTCTATTCACGGTATACGGAATATCAAATCCTTCGCTGTTCCAACCACTTAGTACGTCGGCATCTTTAATTAAGTCTAAAAATACGTCTAGCATTTCTGCTTCAGACGAATACAACATAACATTATCAAAGTCTTTAACTGCTTCTTTTGCTTCTTCCATAGTCATAGTCTTTGGAGGAATAGCTAGGCAAATCATAGTATCCATCCTCTGAAGTTTAACAGCTATAGCAGTGATTGGCATAAACGCATCATCTGGACTTGCGTAGCCGCGTTCGGGGTCGAAGTCGACCTCAATATCGAAAAAGGCTACATTTAATTTTGGTGCGTCTTGATTTAGATAGTGTTCGCTTAGACAAACAAAGATTGGATTAATATCACTTTCAAATAATTGCTTACCTGAATTGATTGCTTGTTCTTTGCGTAGTTCTTTTGTGTTTTTACAAACAATGCGTGATACTGGATCACCGTAAATTGATTGGAACTTGCCTCGAGGGTCTTTAACGTAAAACGTATGTTTTACGGGTATGTCGCGAAATTCTCTTTCGCCTTTCTTATTACGTTCGACCACTTTAATAACGTCGTTCTCGCGGTCAAACCATGCGTCTACATAGCTCATTGATTCTCCATATGTCATTTAGGGCTGACAAACACCAACGTTGCGGTTTATGGCCCGCTTACCATCTATAGTATACTACTTTTAGATACGTTTTGTAATATCTAGAATTGCCTCAATCTCAGCCCAATCTTCGTTATGTGAACTCCAATCGCCTTTGTGAGCAATCTTAATAGCACGATTAATAACGCTTGGTTTAATTTGCAATTCTTCTGCCACTGCCTTAACAGTTTCCTTTAATCCTTCTGTTAGATCTTCAACTTCGCGTAGTACTGTGCTACCTTCTGAAATCAAACGTTCCAATTTTGCCTTTTCTTCTGCGCCATAATTACGTCCTGACATTGTATATCTCCTTATATAAGCCTATTATACTTTACTTATCTGGTAATAGCAACCACTTAGAAATTTTAGAGGTGAAAATGGCAGAACAAGTCTGCCATTTAGTTACTGATTATTTCATCTTTTCTCTTGCGGCCGCTAACCCTGCTTGAATTTCTTGGTTTTTAGATGTACTCAATTTAGTTATAATTGCTTCAATTTGCTTTTTAAGGGCTTCCATTTCAGCATCATCTGCGGCCGATGTATCTGGCGCAGTAGGAGTTGGAGTAGCAGTCGTTCCGCCGCCACCGCCTGCTGGAGCAGTTGGAGCAGTTGGAGCAGTTGGAGGATTTGGATTACCACTACTGCCACCGTCCATTGATCCAGTGGCATATCCACCAGCCCCCATCACCCCAGATAGCCCTAATGCTGTTTTACCTGGGTTTTGTCGAACCATACGACGGCCATTTACTGCAGTTGATCTGCCTAGTTTTGCTATACCGGAAAATATTTTACCCCAGCCACTTTCATCTAAGTTTTCAGATAACCCAAGTTTTACAGGATCAAACTTTTCACCAGTTCCTTCAAGGGTATTTGGGTCACAAATTTCCAAGGATGGCAGTTCGACAACTATTCCTTGTTTAGGAAATTCCATAAACGTTCTGCCAGTGTTGGCATCCATTTTTGCTACTCCGCCCTTTGTTTGTAAATCAACAGCTAACTGCATTTGCTCAGGAGTAGCTGGAATAGCTCCCGGCGGCGCATCGTCCATTGATGGTTGATTACCTTCGGATTCGTTAGTAGCAATATTGTCTAATTTATGTTGCAAGTCTCTCATTGTTTCTGCTAGTGATTTTTGTGGCATAATATTCTCTTGAATTTTTAAACGTTCCATTGCGCCTCGTGTTTCTGGGCCCATATGTCCGTCGGCACCGTGCTTAGGTAGTGCGTTTGGATCCTTAGCAAGTATACGTTTTTGTAATGCTTGAACTTTAGGATCAAATGGCCCAATGCCACCGCCTGCTGGAGCATTTGGATTACTGCCCTGAGCATTAGGTTTATCATTTTTAACTGGTGGAGTAGTGTTACCGCTTTGAGGCTTAACGGGTGGTGTATCCGCACTGCCTTCTGGCTTGTCGTACTTGTCAGTAGCACCACTTAACTCGCGCCCAGCTTGCCAAGCCCCGAGCCCGACAGCTGGAATCCAACCTAGCCCCGGTACTAATGAAAACGCACCTGATAATCCGTTTAATGCGGCGCCAAGATAGTCACCTTTCTTATAACTGTCAATAGCATTACTAACTCCCATGTATGCTCCGACTCCAGGCATAGCACGACCTAATAGTTTACTGCCAGCACCTAACATTTTAGAACCAGCACCGGCTGTTGCCTTAGCACCAGTAGTCACCGCAGGAGTTGTATGCGATGCTGTATTGGCTACACTTGCGGTACTAGCTACGCCGGCTGTAGTCGGAGCTCCGGTTGAATATGATGGCATGTTAGGAACGTTGCTAGTTGGTACATTGTACGAACCACCTTTTATACTTCCTGTTTGAGAAAAGTTTTTTGGTGCGTTCGCTTGTGCTGTACGTTGTTGTTGTAACATTTTTTGCTCAGCATCGCTGTATGCTTTAGCGTTACTTGCAGTATCTTGACGAGCATACGCATCTCTATATCTTTGATTTGGATCAAATGTTGGTGTATTTGGCGCAGCTACATTCAATCTAGTTTGTAAAAATCCCGGAGCAGGTGGATCAAGATCTACACGTTCATACAGATTATAACCAAATGACTCAACTAGACTTTGAGCAATACTGCCTTTGAAGTTAATGTGTTCTGCCACAGGAGTACCACCTTGTTTACGTTTAGCTCTTAACGCATTATATTTTTCAATCAGTTCCATTAATTTTTTTAATTCTGCCATTAAGGCAGCATCTGAATCAGCAGTTTCTTTGTACTGCTTCCAGTTAACCCCTTCTGGGAAATCAATATATTTGCCGTCCGGTGTAATAACACCGTCAATACTTGCTGGATTCCAACCTGATCGATTTAGTGTATTACCCTGCCAAGGAACAATAGTGTAACCAACGTCGCCTTCGCCGCCTTGCGAAGCTTCATGCCAAAATGCGCCGTCTGGAGTTTGCATTACTGGGTTTTTGTTACCAAGATTTCCTTTGTGGAAATGTGTTGGTTTAAATTGTGTAGGAGCAGTTGCTTCGCTAATATATGTACCAGCTTGAATTGCTTCTAATTTATTAACTAATGATCGGTAATCCATCTTAATTTCCCTTGATATTCTATTTATTTCTTAGGTACACAGTTAGGCACAGTTTTGCCGCCTTTTTTCTTAGTACCGATTTGTTTATAATCTTTCCGGCATGGATCGTTATCTTCACCAATGTGTCGGTCAATCCCTCTAGATCCAACTCCGCCTTTTTTACGTTTTTCGGCCAGTTCTGAAATGCCATGACGAATCTGTTCTAAATTTTGTTCAAGGCCCATAAACATTCCACCTTGTGCTTTTTTACAAATTTCTTCCCATGCTACTAGACTGTCACTATCTGCTAGTTGCGCTAGTTCTTTTAATTGAGCACGAGCTGACATGATACGGCCTTTAAGACTCATTGGGTTAGCTTTTTCGTGTCCGTAGATTGTTGGATCGTTTGGATCTCCGGACATATCAATTGGAGCTTCGTTTACTTTCTTCTTTTTCATTGCCTGACTTAACTGTTTAGTACCAGTGTCAGCTTTGTTAAATTCTTTTGCTACGTTAGATTTAATACCTACCTTTTTAGCAAACTTTGGATCATGAGCTGCCGCAGCCATAGTACGTGCTTGTTTTTGACTCACACTTTTTTCGTCAAGTCTACTTTCACGAACCATAACACGATTGGCAATAGTTTGTGCGTATTGATTAATTAATTGACGTTTATGTGCTTGTTCTTCTACGGCTTCTTCGTCTAGCTCTTGAAGATAACCTTTTAACAACGATTGCGTGTTAATTAAGGGGATTACTTTTTTAGGGGTAGTATAGTGTTGCATTGCCATTTGTATAGGTAACGCAACTTTATGTGGATTAGAACCTTCGTTGATAATAGATAAAAATCTACTCATGCCAACTTCTTCAGTGGCATACTTTTGATTAAGATCAACCGGCGCTGCAGCAGGTACAGCAGGATCAGGAGCATCGTACTCAGCTGCAGCATCAATGCCTTTAGCTTTTAATGCTGCCGCCATTTGTGCTAGTTTAGTACGCATTGCGTTAGTGGACGCAGTAACGGCTGGGCTGACATCTGTATAAGTATTAGCGCCTCCTCGTAAGGAATCTGCGCTATCTAACTGTGCTCTAAGTTGATTATAAGCAATTTGATCTGGTGGTAATGTTGATGCTGGAGCAGGTGCCGCTGGAGCAGGTGCCGCTGGAACAGGTGCCGCTGGAGCAGGTGCCGCTGTATTTAAATCGGCTTCTTTAACAACTCGAAGTAATCGAGCCATATCGTTTGGAGTTTCTGTTAATACTCCTGCTAATTTTAGCAGGTCCGCCGAGTCGTCATATTTTGATTCTTTGGCAATAGGAGTTGTGCCCGGAGTAACTGTAACTTTAATCCCAGTGCTTGGGTCATAACTTGATTTAGATAAATCTAAGTTTTTAAGATATTCTGCGCTCGCCAAGTTGCCTTTTGCAGCATATTGTTGAGCATATTCTCTTTCACCTGGCAAGTATGAATTACCGTCATTTTTTTGTTGCGGGTTAAATGTTTGACCCGGTGCTAGTGGTTTATCAAACTGCGGAAGGATTTGTAGTGTAGCTTGTTCCGCAGTGCCTGCCGGATTTTTTTTCAGCCATGCAGCAATTATATCAGTTGCTTCTTGAGCAGTTTTACCAGTTGCTTGGATATCGTGTACAAGATCATTCCATTCAGTCTGCTGATTTAAGTCTGCTTCTTTAACAACTTGAAGAAATTTCTTCATGTCGTTAGCACCTACTACAGGTTTTGTAGCAACGCCATCCATCGCCTGTAGTATGCGCTTCATGTCCATAGTATTAACCCAATAGACGCTTAGTCAATGCACGTAATTGATCAACTTCGTTTGATTGTTTAACAATGACGTTCTCGTTAAGATTTAAACGACCAGTTAGTTCACGCATACGATCTAGTTCAGAACTTTCCTTAACAGTTTCTTTCTTGTCAGCAACAGCTTGTTTTGTTGGCTCGTCTTTCTCATCATTATTGACAGCATCTAGAAAGGCTGGCTTCTTGCCTTTCTTTGCTTCAGCAACAGCTTGAGCAACATATGACTCATTCTTTTTTGTTTTTTTAGAACGTAAGTTGGCTAAGTCGGCAGCATCGATGTCGTCATCATTGTCAGTATCTAATTTCTTTTGCTTACCTTTAAGGGCTTCAACTACTTTTGCATCTTTCTTAGCAAATGGATTTACACCTTTCTTAGGACCTGCTTTTTTATCAGCAAGGGCTTTTTCCATTGGCTCTTTCTTGTTACCGTTTTTGTTAACATCTAAAAAGTCTGGCTTTTTACCTTTACCTTCGTAAACACCTTGACCGTAGCTATGACTGCCTTGTGCTTCGTCAACTTCTTCTTCTTTTTCTTTCTTAGCATTAGGATCTACTTTCTTACCATCTTTAACACGAGTTACTGTGCCTGGATTTTTCTTTTCGTAGTCTTTAGAATCCTTAGCGGCAGCTTTGTCAGCGGCCTTTTCGCCAGCTTTGTCAGCGGCACTGCGCGACTTAGCTTGGCTCTTTGGTTCTGTATGTGGCTCATCAGTGAAACGTTTTGGATTGTGTGTATGACGTGTTACACCTTTTGATGGACGAGTAATTTCTCCACCAGTTGATGACATTTCTTCACCAATGCCTTTACCTGCTTCTTCTTCTTCTTTGCTAACAATTCCGTCACCGTTCTTATCTAAACGCTTGTGTGCAGCATGAGTAGCTTTAGTCAAACGTTTGTATTTTTCAATTTTCTTTTCAACGCGATCAGGAACAGGCTTGCCTAAAGTTAATTTCACCCCAGTGCCACCACATTCTGTACAAGATTCTTCTTTGCCGCCGCCGATCATTCTACCAGCACCTTCAGCTACTTCTGCTTTCTTAGCTTGTTTAACCTTTAGCTCTTTGATCTTAGCCTTAGCTTCCATCAGCTTATTCTTAAGAGCACGTTTTTGCCCTTCAGAAAGAACATCGCTGTTATCTAGCTTATGGCCGTACTCACTAAATTCCATCTCATATTCAAGATAGTGATATACTGAAGCAATGTAATCAGCGGCTTTAGTAATCTTAGCTTGTACCCAACCTTCTAGTTGAGCGTTGTCTTCTAGTTTTTTAAATAGCTTGAAGCTGTAGTTGGCTAGTTTATACAAATCAGCTTTGGCCATTGCGCCTTCTTCGTCTGTTTGTCCTGGCTCTAAGCCCATTACTTGTCCGTCCATTTCTGGTTGTGTTGGTTCCATTTCTGGGCTCATTTGATCTAATTCTGGCATGGTATGTAACTCCGTTATCTTTATGTATTTATCGTTTGATGGGTGCGCCAAACAAGTTTGCGCCCTTTATATCTAAGCCGTTTACAGCAGTACCGTCACTCTTTTTAGGCTGTACAACCTTAGGTTGTGGCGGCGACTTAGTACCTGAACCTGTGCTAGGACTGCCTGTATAGCTCTTTTTACCACGTGCTTTACCTGGGCTATGATGCGGATTAACTACTGTGCCTACATTTGCTGCACTTGTTACTCCAGCAGTAGCAGTTTCACCTATTAGTTCTCTAAGTTTCATATTATTTTTCCAATACCGTTATCGCCAGTCAAATGCGGCAAACTAAACCATAATCTAAACCACTCTGGGGTTCCTGGTTTAATATTATGATCTTTCATATACTGTCCACGTTCGTTTCCAGCTATACTAATATTACTTCCTTGACTAGCACGATATTCATGTAATCTTGCTTCCCCGCCGAGCCCGCCTAATCCTGCTAAGGCTTTTAATTCATGGATAGGATCTTCTGGCGCAAGGTAACAATCGTCGTCCGATGTTTGATTTAAATCTGCGCTAGTAATTCTATATTGTTTCATTTTAAACTTGCCCGTAACATCCAGCTATGTTTTTTGTGTGCGTCTTGTCTATCGGCTAGAAAGTTACTTAGCCCGTGATCACCAGCAGATTCTGCCATCGAAAATGTAATTTTAAATATATCAGCCATTTTTTCGCTATCTAACAATAATTCACGTAACATTTGTTCAAATGGTAACACTTCGTTTTCATCGTCTACTTTAGATAACATACTAAAACGTTCTAAACTTGCAGGAGTATAAATTTGTAAAGCACGTAGTTGTTCAGCAAAGGTATCAATACTGCCATATGTTTCATTATAAATGCGTTCAAATAAATCATGAAGCTGGCCAAACAACGGACCTTCTACATTCCAATGAAAATTTTGTGCTTTTATAGTAAAGGCGTACTGACTAGCAAATGCTGTTTTTAATGCTAAATGATATTTTTCGTCCACTTTAAACTCCGAATCGATTCTTTTTAATCTTTGCTACTGGGCTAGTTTTATATGTATCGTCTAGCTCTTTACTTTTCATGTCACCGTGATTTACATCATCGTAACTAGCACCCACTGCCTTTGCGGCTTTCTTGAACATTTCATTTTCAATTTCTGTATATGGGTGTACTGTTTTCTTTTTACCGTACCAACTTTTAGCATCAATTTCTGGCACAAATTTGCCATCTGTTGAAGCCATAGCTTGTCCTAATTTAAATGCTACATAATCACTATTAGCTTTTTCTGCATCGCTGTATGTGCTTATACCACGACTTGACTGACTGTGTCGTTTAGTAATTTTTGCAGCAGTAGATTCTTCTAAAGATCTAGTCATCTCTTTTATTTGTTCAGATAGCTGACGTTCTTTTAACTTGGCAGCTATCGGAGCAGGTATATCTTTGTCTATTTTATCAATGGATGGCATAGTCGGTTTTATCTCTTGTGGTTTATTTACCGGTTCTGTAGATACTGGTTCGTTACTAACGTCATCAACAGACGGGCGAGGTTTAATGTTCATAACCTGTCTAGCAGTACTCATGAGTTTTTTAATCCATGGTATGCCTAATTTTTTAACATCAAACGCACGAGTCCAGACCGGTAATGCTTTTTCGTCAGGAAGTGATAATGCTTTCCTACACTGTGTAAAGGTAATTCCAGTTCCGCCTTGATCTTCTTCGCGTTTTGTTTCTATAGTTTCAAAGGTAACGTCGTTATGACTACCTGGATAACGCGGATCTTTCATACGTTTTGCTAACACATCCATCCATTTCTTCATGCCGGCATATCGGTCAGATCCTACCATAAGAATAATATGTTTATAAGGACTATCTGGCGGTAAAACTAATTCTTTTTCTATTTTCTTTACAGGACTGCCGCCTTCCTGCCACACATGAAACATATCAGCACGATTAGGATATAATTTTTGCCAAGTTTCTAATTTCATTTCTGGAGGAATTGGATCGTCAGGTCCGACAGTGGGACTAATATAAACAAATGCATCTCCGTCTACTTCATCGGATTTTTCTAAAACTAAGTTAACTAACTGTTCGTGCCCTTTGTGCCCTACAAAACTACCTGCTGTTATAACTGCAGTTTTTGTACGAGTAGCCCCACCGGCGGCTTTTCGAGCTTCCCTAGCAGCCGCAATAGCATCTTGTTTATTAGCAACTACTTGCCGCTGTTCTGCGCTAGTAACTTTAATCGGACCAAGGCGAGTATTCAGTACAATGCCTTCGTAGTCTTTTCCTAACATGTCTTTACCAATAATGTTAGGATCGGCAATAATTGCCTTTTCTAAAGCTATTGCTACAGGATGTAACGCGGCAGCTACCTGACGTTTACGATCGTTAATACCTTTTTCTTTGCTGGTTAACATAGATTTAAGTTCTTCTATGTTTTCTAACGGGGGAACAATACCAGTAACATCTAACGCACCGTTTTGTGTTAATGCGTTGTTAATAAACATTACGCTACCTTGTTGCCCTAATCCAGTTAATGCCTTAACTAGTTGGCTGGCATTTTTAACATCCTCACCACTAGATGCATCAGATATATGGAATGGCACTAGTGCTAGTTCTACACCTTTTGGAAGTTTGTCGTAGTTTATTCCGACAAACTTTAATTTACCTTCTTCTGTTTCTGTAGCAAACGGCAAAAATAATACTTCACAAGTAACTTGTTTGTTAACTAGGAACTCTGGTCCTAATCGGTCATCTACAAGTTCAACGGCTTTCATCATTTCTTCAAACAACTGATCAAACAACTGCGCACGGCCAAGAATCTCTGGATCAGTAGTACCTTTTTCTTGATGGTATTTGGCAAAGTTTGCTTCGTACCTTGGCGGGGTACGACTAGTACCCATAAAAGGTTTGCCTTCAGCATTTTTACCAAAGCGGCCACCGAAGCCGTCTACTTTAACATTCAAGGGAATGTTTTGTATTTTAAAGTTGCCGTTGCCGTCGTGTATTTCATCAAGTAAGTCTAATAAGTCTGCTGGAGGTAAGTTACGTAAATGCGGCATGCCTTTTCTAAGTTTAGCCACAACTTCGGCTTCTTGTAATTGTTGCAATGCCTTGGCTTTTTTCAATGCTGCTCTTGGTTGACGTTCATCTGGATTGTCTTTTTTATACGCCTCAACTTCATTAAAATCATCTTCGTATGCTTTGGCCATCTCAATGGCTTTTGGTCGCATAATAGCTAGGTCAAGTTTTTTTAGCATGACATCTATAGCAACAAATTTTGTTTGAGCATCACGTGCCGGATCGTCTTTAGTGATCATCTGGCTACCAACTTCAAAACATATGTCGAGAAACTTTTCAACTATGTCTGCTTTCTTTGACTGGTCAACGTATTTGTTAATTAAATCTAATGTGCCAACAAAACTTTGTTGTAGTTTACTATCCTCTTCTGTGGGAGTAACACCAAACAATAATTGAAATTGCTGACTTAAATTTTGTATATATGGACGATCCTTAGCATCAATTGGTTCCATCACCGGTAACCCATCTTTTGTCATAGGCTGATCTGTTTCTGGATCTATGTAAGGCTGATATTTTTGACTTACACCCCCGCCTTGACTACTTGAAACTGCAAAGGATGTTATGCTGTGTGTTTCGGGTGTATCACTAATCTGTACAGCTCTAGCTTTGCCCCTGCCTGCTAACTTTGCAACATAAAATTGACGTGTGCTTAGACCCGATAACGATCTATAAAGGTATTTGTGAAACACCCCTTTGATTCCGGCTTGAATATCTGCCCAATCACTACTATGGCTAAATCTAAACCATTCGTCAGGAGTTCCGGTAGCATCGTCGTATTTTCCAAATTCAAAATCAATTTGTAATTTTACAGGAGGATCGACCAATTGAAATAATGCGTTGTATTGTTCATTGCCTTTACTAAAACCTAATAATGTGCTGTTACCAATTTGCTTATTAATATTAGATTGTAGAAACGTCTGAACTTGTGGTTCTAGTCGTTTGTCAACTTGCGTGTCAATGTCGCCAACTTTAGGTTTTAGAGCTGCAAATTGCTCATCACTAATATCACGAGTATTAAGAAAATGTAAACTACTGCCACCTAAAAACTGTTTGCTAGATAACAATTCAGGACTCCACATCCCTTGTTTATGATCTTGTTTAAATGCCTCATCGATACTGTGCAACAACTGATCAATAACGCCGACCATGTGACTACGATTGTTTACTTTGAGATTTATTTCATCCGCCTGGTGTCCAGCATCACCCTGCCATCCAGGGGAATCGCTACTAAGATTACCACCTTCTGACAATATCAGATGTTTTTTAGGATTAACAAATAATTCACGTAATAACATTAATAATCCTTATATTTTCCGTCGCTATAATGTTTTTTAAAATCTTCTAGCATTTTTTTACAAACTGCTTTACAAGTTTTATCTTCTAATGTTTCTGGTAATTCTTTAATAGGATATTCTTCTACGTACTGTTTATAGCATTCTTTAACGGCAGGCTTAAAAATCATTGGATCAATTTTTTCTTTTACTTTAATGTGCTTAACGCATTTAGTAATTAGTGGATAGACATGACGACGATATATGTCATCATCGTGATTCATAAAAAATGTTAGGTCTTCAACAAGATCGAAGTCAATTTTAGTGCCGTCAAGGTCCTTTTTGACAAACTCTAATTCTTTAACATCTTTGCCTTCTAATAGTTCTCTAATACGCATTTTTAAGCCCGTTATTTTTAGTCGCAACAATACTTTGCGGATATACTATTTATCGCAAACGTCTTTATACAATATAGCTTTGAATTCGCAGTTAAGCCTTAACAACCCGTTCTATTTTGTTAATAGAACCGCCTAAATGCATTCTTGTCATGAGTAGTATGTTATTACCGGTTAGATAAAAGTGCGTACCACCCCAACTGCGATCTTTTAGTAGATCTCGCCTACAACTCTTAGTTAATTTTAACTTTGTAGTGTTTTCAGCCCACTTAACAAATGCGCTGTGATTTTGTGTAGTTTTGCCCAGAGTAATCCTAAATTCAAAAGAAATTTTAGGCATAATTACTGTATCTTTAACTAAACTACTACCGTCGACTGGAACACTTATATACTTTACTTTATCGGGATCAAGTTTAATCAAGCGGTTGACATCTACTTTTGAATTTGTGTATATAGAAATATACGGAGATTCTACACGCAATTCAAAATCTTTTAATTTTTTAATTTGATTCTGTAACTTAAAAGCATAATTTAACTGTTCTTGGGTCGTCGGAGGTCTTTGATACGTAGCCCAAACTGGAGATTTGTTTGCAATAGTTGTCTTTTTCAACTGTTCTAATGTGGAGTCCATGTCTCCACTTCTAAATGCTGACGCTATAGAACATACCAGTACAATTTTATACTGGTATGTTCCTTTAAACAAACTTTTTGTTGTTTTAGTTAGCATTTTCCAACATGTTGTCGGTGGTCAACAACGGTATCTTAACTGCTTTAGGTTTGGCAACTAACAAGATCTTATCGTTTTCAACGGTAATAGTTAGCCAGCCACCACCTTTCAAATCACCAAACAACATCATACGGGCAAGGTCACGTTTAATTTCCTTGTCAATAACACGTTGTAGTGGACGGGCACCCATCTTAGCATCAAAGCCTTTATCGATAAGCCAGTTAATAGCTTCCTTATCAATTTTAATACGGATTGCTTTCTCTTTAACTTGTTCTTTCAAAGCATCGATAAACTTCATAACTACCTTAGTCATTGTTTCTTTGCCAAGTTTGTTAAAAGTAATAACACCGTCTAAACGATTACGGAATTCCGGTGTAAAGAACTTCTTCAAATCCTTATCGCTGTAGTCTTTTTCTTGTGTACCAAATCCAATGACGTTCTTCTCGGCATCTTGAGCACCGGCATTAGTAGTAAGAATAAGGATCAAGTTACGGCAGTCTGCTTGTTTTCCATTCGACCCGGTAATAAAACCGTTATCCATCATTTGTAGCAATACTGTGCTTACATCAGGATGCGACTTTTCAACTTCGTCAAACAATAGAACAGCATTCGGGTTCTCTTGAACTTGTGTAATCAACAAGCCAGCATTTTCTTCAAAACCGACATAACCTGGAGGACTACCAATTAACTTACTGATGCTGTGTTTCTCTTGGTACTCTGACATATCAAAGCGTAGTAGCTTAACACCTAAATGTTTAGCAAGTGACTTAGCAGTTTCAGTCTTACCGCACCCAGTTGGTCCCATAAATACAAACGATCCAACTGGTTTGTTATCTGATTTTAAACCAGCTTGTGCTACAACAATCTTGTCAACTACTTCAGTTAACGCAAGATCTTGTCCGTACACTTCCTCTCCAAGTTTATCTTGTAGCGTAGCAAGTGTTTGGCTTTCAGTTTCCATAACTTGTTCTTCGGGCAAGTTAACGATCTTGCTTAATTCATGTTGAATTTCACGTTCAGTAACATTGCGATCGTCTGCTAGTTTTAAATTAAACCGCGAACAGGCCAAATCAATCA